TCTGCATCTGGGTCTCTTTCTCCAGCAGAAATAACTTTGATACTGTCAAACTTATAATATCCGTGTCTTTTACCCTCAACACCATTGTATGATTCTAGTAATCTTTCAAACTCTTTTACTCTGTCTGAACCAGCAATCATGGTGATATTTTTTACACCCTGACCATGTAATTTTGTTGCAATATCAAATACATTTCGCACCTTTGTATCTGCAACAATATTTCTTGCATATTTCTTAAATATTTTTCTCATATATGCAATCTTTAGTGCATATGGTAAAGGGTCTTTAGCAGGACTTTGTGATTGGGATACATAGATAGAATAGTCTTTAGAACCAGAAGCAGTCTTTGCAACTTTTTCTATAAGTTTTTCGTGTCCAATGGTAGGTGGATTAAATCTACCAAAAGTGAATGTATGATTGAACTTAGATTCGTTAAGTATTTGTTTAAATTTTTTCATCACTTATCCCAATTTTTTATAGCAGTAAAGTTATTAAAACTAAACTCCATTCTGTCGACCAGTTTTACAGCGTTGCCTGATACTCTATCAATCGCAACATAACCCTCTGGGTTTACCACTTTAAATCCATTACTAGTCTTAATAAAGGTCTTAGTTAAACCCTTAACACTATTTAGTTTATTTACAATTTGCATTTTTGCATCTACCAATAAGTTCTGAAAAGTAAGTGTATTTGTCAATACCATAGTGTATTTTTTTACTTCTCTGATATGTTCTTTCTGCATTTTAGTATATTTTTCTTTACCTTTTACTGATTTTGCCTTATCTACTTGTTTTTGTATTGTTGTCTCTACATGTTTTGCATAACCAACAGCATGTTGTCTTGGATTAGATATCTTCTGTCCTGCCCTAACTTTTGTATTATTATATGTTTTTAATCCACATCCAGCAAGTGTACCCTTAAATTCTTCTTGTAATCTTAAAAATGATCTAAGTTGATTTGCATTTATTTTTTGAAATATAGAACCAACTTGAGATAGTGTTGCAGTGACTTGTGCAGTTTCTTTTGCATTAAATGTTGCAGTACCAGAGGCATCTTTGTAAGTTGCATCATCCATCCATACAGATGTTGGTTTATTTAATTTAGATATATCTGCACCAAATGATGCTTTCATCTCTGGTAAACTTGCACCAGTGTATGTTGTATGCCAAACTACACCAATCTTAGATGCTTTCATTTGTCTACCTAAGTCACTATCTTGTGGAACAGCATATACAATTGTATTTGGTTGGAAAGTGTACATCTTCTCTCCATCAATTGTATCTGTATCTAAACTTGTATACATCAAGTCGCCTTGAAAAACTCCCTTGATACCAAGTTTAGAAAACTCTGCAAGTGCAATCTTAAATTTATCTGCAAGGTCGCCAGACATCTTATCTGCATCCACCTCTGCACTTGATTTATATAATTTGGGGTCGATATTGAATACTGATTTTTTTGCAACAAAGAACTTACCATCAGAAGGATCTATACCAGCAAATATTGCAGGCGCACCATCCCACTTAACTGTCATGTTGATAGAACTTCTTGAACTACCAGATAACATGTCTCGTAAACTCCGTAAAAAGTTTATTGCAGCTCTACCACCATCGACACCATAGTTGAGTATCTCATCTTCTAGATGTTCTAGGTGTAGATTCTTACCACCTTTATCTTCGTTTAGATGTTGAAGAAAGCTCCTCATACTTATATCCTATTCCATCTTTTCTATTGTTCCATCTTTTGTGCCACGCCCAAACTGACAACTTACCACCATATTTTTCACAGTTCCTAAAAAACCAGTCTAACACTCTTATCCTCATTTTGCAAGTCCATTATATTTTACTGCCAAACTATATTGTCCTAGTTTCTTCTGTCCAGCGTGTCCAGCCTTATTTGTTCTAATTGACATTTTCATTGTAACCTTTTCTGCACCAGATTTAAGTTCTATAAACCAATCTTGTTTTGATGTTCTACTTTCATATGCTTTCACAAACTGAACTTGTGGTAAAAATACACCTAGTTCATCTTTGTCTGTTACCTCTTCATAAGAACTACCCACAGCTTTGATAACCATAGTAGGAACATCTGGCGCATCTCTTAATACTTCTTCTTTGATATAATTTAGTGATTTATCTTTACTACTGTTAAATAAATCTACAATACCTTTTCTCATGATTTGTAGATATTGATTATACAATTCTTCATATTCTTTATTATTTTTCTTATCAAAGTCTCTCAAGACTTGTTGTGTTTTTCTGTCTTTCGTAAAATTTCTCTGTGGTGGCATATTAGGAATCTTAGAATAAACTTGTGCATAAGCCTGTTTCATAAGTGCATCATGTTTTCTCCCTGCCCCAAATGCATTGAATACTGGATTGGTATAAGTATTCAGTTGTGGTTCAGAAGTTTTTTTACCCCCTGCTTTTAGACTTACTCCTAGTATATCTCCATCATTGTAAATCAAAAACATATCGCCTGGGTGATTTCTTGGAACACCAGTTGGTTTAGTTCTATATCCCCAAAACACAGACTTGATTGATTTGTCTTTATTATTGTCATAGATAAATCTAGTTATACCTATTGCATTTTCCATTTTATCTTGAAACTTAGATGATGTATCTGCTTTGTTAATAGTCTCTTGTGCGGCCTCTCTATCTTTTCCACCAACACAACTTAATTTTGATATTTCTACTGACATCAAATACTTGTGAAAACCATCTACATCATTAGGATTGTATTTAGTTTCATATGCGATACATGGAAAGAGTTCTGTGATACTAGCGTTTAGTGTTGTTTCTGCCATACCACCAGCAACAGGCTTTACAAAAATACGAAAGTTCATTCCGTCATGAATACCATCAATCGGATCAACACTAGATTGTGCAGAACCAAGATTTGCAGTTATCCCTGCTTGTTTTAAATTTCTAAGTATTTCATCTCTGTCCGTTTCTCTATCAGAAGAACGAACAATTATAACATCTCTCTTTGAGGATGATTGTCTTTCATTTTTTTCATAAGGTAATCCACCGAATACCTCAGCTGGTAGATTAGTTTGTTCTGATAAAAAGTATTGTTCTACTAATTCTAACTTAGGTGTGTACTGTGTAGTTCTTCTACGAACTTGAGACACATATTTTGCGATTGACATCATTTTCCCCATTTAAATATAGTTATAACATTATTTATAATAAATGTCAAGTTTGGCCTGCTCGGCAAGACTCGAACTTGCAACCTATTGCTTAGAAGGCAATTGCTCTATCCAGTTGAGCTACGAGCAGTTATACTTTAAAGTTGGTGAATTTGTCGTATTTTGAGTTTTGTCCTTTGTCAAAGATAGGTAGATCATCCTCATCTATATCTTGTCCACTGTCAACAATATCTTTTTGTTCTTGTAGATTTACATCACTTAGTTTCATTTTACTACGATCAATACCTATAACAAACCTTTTGTTCATGGTGGGGTCATTATATCTGTTCTTGAGTTGTTTTACAACTATCTGATTTAACTCTTCAAGTTCTTCTGTAGATATGAGTGCAAACATGAAATCAGCTGTTGCCGGAAGCCCAAATGATTCAGATGTGTCCTCAAGCCCGACATCGGTTGCTGTGAATCCACTTCTTGTAGTCTGGGTTGCAGAAACGATTGGCACATTATTTTCCACTGCAAGTCCTCTAAGTTCTTCTGCGACTGCTTTGATATACATGTACGAGTTGACATTTGTTGCTCCCTTGAATCTAGATGAGGCACAAATATTTAGATAGTCAACAAAGATAATATCTGGATTAAAAGACTTCTTGATTGCAAGTTCTTTGATTAGTCCTCTGAAATGGGCACTGTTTGCACTTGCAGTAGGATATTCTTTGATTATGAGTTTACCTTGTGTCTTACTTCGTATCTGATCAACCTTATTTGTAAACATAGGTTTAGGTAAATCATGAAGTTCTTCCATAGTCACATCCATGAGATTTGCATCTATTCTCTCTGCAATTCTTTCTTCTGCCATCTCTAAAGTAATATACAAAACATTTTTACCTTGAGATAAACAGTTTGCAGCCATATGACACATAAACAAAGATTTACCAACACCAGTTCCAGCAAGTGCAATATTCAATGTCTTTTGTGGTAATCCACCTTTTGTAATCTTGTTGAAAACTCTAAGTCAAAAGGTATCTTTTCTTCTACCTTGTGATAAAACTCAAATCTTGCATCTCCATCCTCTAGATAATCGTGTCCAACCGATTGGTCAAAACTTACGGCAAGAGCATCTCTCATGATATCTGGAATTGCTTCTTGTGTCCGTTTACCATCTTTACCATCAATGATGGCGATACCATCTACGATTGCATTGTAAACTGCTTTATCTTTACAAAACTTTTCTGTGGTGTTTATCAACCATTCTATATCTACTTCGGTTTCATTTAGACTTTGTATAAGTTTGATAACTGATTGATGTTCTGTATCAGTTAAATCTCTCCTATTTTCTAGTTCAACTTCTAGAGATACTTTTGTAGGTCGTTTTTTGTATTTGTCAACAAACTTGACTATTTCTTCAAAAACTACTCTATCTTCTTTTAACTCAAAATAATTTGGTTTGATGAAAGGTATTACCTTCCTACAATACTCATCATTCGTTATTAGGTTGGATAGGGTCGTTTTCTCTATTGTATTGTTCAATTGTTCCATTGTCTCTTCCAACTTGTTCATCTATGATATTTACTAAAATATCACCTATGAGTGTAAAAAACTCATCGTTAAATTCTGTTTTCTCTATACCATTATTGTCTAATATATCATATTCAAACCTAAATGGCAAGCGTTCTTTTGCATCTGCTTCACCCAAACTTACTTTTCCATACTTATAAACTACACCCTTGTACTTTCCAGTGTTAATACCGATACATGTTTGGTCAGGATACTGCTCTGAATTTAGATACACATATGTTGGTTGTTCTATCTTTACTTTTTTACCAAACCCCATTTCTCTACTAGTAGTCATCCTGCCACTCACTTTCTTTTTTTGGTGGTGGTTGATATTTAGTAAATGAATCATCATAATG